TCAGGCACGCCCTTGGAGCTTCACGGCCTGGAAAATCGGCTTATCGTATCGGTAACGCAGCTCAGGCGGACCGGGAGTGTAGTCGTGGTCCTCCCAGCGGATGCGAGTGAACCCCATCTCGAAGTCGACAACCTCCATGAGCGCCGTCAGCTCCTTGGTGAACGTCAGACCCGGTCCGGATCCCTGAGTCACGCCGGTTGATTCGTAGTAGACGTGCGCCTTCACGTCGACGAGCGTCGTATTCTTCCAATCGGCGGTCACGACACCGCGGACGGTGACCTTGGCCGCGATCACAAGCTGAACCGTCTGAGTGAGCCCGATCATCACTTGGCTCGGATCCGGTAGGTGTTGAGGACTGCGAGCTCGGCGAGGTTGAACCCGTCGAACACGCTCGGCGTCTCCTGGTATTCGCCCACCTGGAAGCGTTTCGTCTGAGTCGGATTGACGGTGATCCGAATGGCTGCGAGCTTCACCGCTGAGCAGATCGACGGTGCTGCCTGCTCTCCGTCTGCGCTGAAGCCGCGGCCTCGCGTGTACTCGTGAGCCATGCTCCACACCACGTCGATGTAGGCAGACGCCAAGCTCACGGCCTCAGTGTCTCCACTGCGGTTCATGAGCTTGGCGATCTCCGAGCCTTCCGGCTTGGACTGCATGGGCTGCATGTCAGGCCTCAGCGGCAGTCAGGATGGTGACGGCCTTGGGCTGCAGCAGGGCCAGATCAAACCGTGCGGTGACTCGCAAAGCCACTTCATCAGTATCGAAGTAGCGGGACGAATCGACCGTGACAGTCGGGGACTCGTCTCGAGCGACCACGACCTTACTCATATCCGCGAGCACGGCCTTGCCGGTCGGGATGCGAGAAGTGATCGTCGCGGGGACTCCGAACAGGGACTCCTGCCCGGTGGCGGTGATGTCAGGCTGCAGAATGTAGCGACCGTCTGCGTCCTTTATCTTTCGGATCGCGAGGTAGTCGGCCGGCGAAAGGAACCACCTGCTGGGCTTCGCCTCATTGGCGCGGGCGATGCCGATGCCCTCGAGAAGCGAATCGGACTCGTTGGCATCGAGGACGCCCGTGGCCACGCCCGGCTGATTGAGCAGACCCTTGATGGTGTTGGAGGTGCCGGTGCCGGTGAACAGTGCGTCGTCCAGTGCCGCGGCGGTGTCGGTCGTCAGGCGCTGCTTGAGCAGAGCATCGAGAGCGACGGCAGAGGACCGGAGAACTTCGGAGGTCACCCGCGAGATGACCTTGAGGCTCTTGAGCGTCGAGGGCAGCATGTCGATCTCATCGAGACCGACCGAGGACTCGGGAATCTGTGCGCCCTCAGCGACGAACCCGACCTCCAGGCCGGAGGCAACGCGAGGAATGCGGATCGGACCGTTAGTGTCGATGATCTTCGGTCCGGAGGCGAGAAACACGGACTCGGCTTCGAGGGGCTGGACGAGAAGCGACTGAATCTCGGCCTGCTGGAGAGTGGGCAGTGTAGCTGTGGTCTGAGTGGCCATGATGGCACCTTTCACGAGAAGTTGAACTTAGTTCCCGTGGTGCCAGACCAGAATGGGGAGCCGCCACCAGGACGACTCCCCACCATTGTAGCACCTACCCCCTGGGGGTATGCCCTCCTATGCTTGAGAGCGCATTATGTCTACGAGGTTCACAGTACCGCTGCCCCCTGACGCGCCCTGCCCAATGTCACCTTTCGGGGTGCGCTTGCCGAGGTAGGGCTTCTCCTTCAGCAAGTCATCGATGGACGCTTTCAGCTCCTGCGGATCCTTGATGTGGGATTCGTCGAACTCGAGGTCCGAAGGATCCATGAGCCGCCCCGTCGCCGCGACGAGAGCATGATGCAGCCGCTCGGCGAGGTCGTCGGCTTGGCCGGCACGCTGCCGATACCGTGCGTTCTCGTCCCGCAGCTTCTCGACATAGTCCCGTGGAAACGTGTCCGGCTCGTCGTCGACCTGGTCTTCATCGGACGGCGTCGAATCCTCGTCGGTGCCCTCGGTAGTATCGAGGTCACCGTCGGACTTCTGGACATTTTCGTCCGAAAGCTCCTCGACGACGGGCTCGACTTCCTCGGTGGTCTCGGTGATCTGCTGTTCAGTCATTTCATTCTCCTACTCGGGTTTCATTCGCGGCCGCGAACAGTCCTGCCGCGGCCAAGCTTGCTGGTTGGTTCATGCCCCGGCCCTCGAGGTTCTGGGCGAGGTCGGCACGGGCCTGCACGTCAGCGATCGACGCCCTGGCCGCTTCACGGTCCTTCGCGGCCTCAATGGCGGTGATCTCGTCCGCGTCGTATCCCAGACGCTCGAGGGCGATTGAGGCGGGGAGGATGCCTGCCTGCACAAGCTTCGTCACGGCGTCGGCTTCCTGAGCAGTCGAGCGAGTCGACGGGTCTGCCCACTTCACGCCCACGTCGACCGATGCCGGGTCCGCGCCCGTCTGGATCGCGGTGATGAGCTGAGCCACCTGCCGCCATGACCTGCCGAAGATGCCCTGTCGTGCCTCAGCCTTCGCCGTCAGTGTCGCCTCAGATGCCCGGATGCTGTCCGCACTCGTCGGATTCGACCCGGCCAGACCGAGCATGTGATCGGGCAGACCGGAGACTGCACTGATCTCGCGCATGATGATGGACACGGCATTCTCATAGCCGATGAGGTCCGCAGCCGGCAGCTGACCGAACTTCGATTCGGGAGCCTCGGAGATCATCATCTTGTCGGCCTCGCCGTATGGGTTGGCGACCTCTGCCGTCTCATCGTCGGGGTCGGTGAGCTCAATGCCGGTTGCCCAGCGCCGAGGACGTGCCGAGGACTCCGAGGCTGTGAGCAGATCCGTCGTGAGCTTCACGAGAGCGTCAGTCAGCGGCAGCACGTCGAGCATCTCGGAGACACCGCGGGTCATGAGCCGGCCACCGTTGCGGAATTGAACGACGGGGACTCGGCCCAGCGGGTTGTCCAGAGACTCCACCGGCTCGAACCCGGTTGTTGTCGCCCCGACACTGCGAGCCTTGTACCGGATGATCTCATCGGGTCCATACCAAACAGCGTGAGTGGCGTCCTTCGTCTCCCACCGCTTCACCGCCGATGTGATCTGTCGAGTCGCCGGGTCGATGTTGACGGCCATTTGCGTAGCAGACTCCACTGACACAAGGGGTTGACCTTGAGAGTCAGCCCAGACGATTACGTAGGCGTCGCCGAGCAACAGAGCTTCACGATGGACGACTGAGGACAGTGTGTCCATGTCGTTGACCAGCCATGAGGTCCAGATCTCGGGTTTCGTGAAGCCGGTGACTCTCAGACGCTCCGCGATCGTCTCCACGACCAGGCGAGGGACATTGACCGAGACTGTCGAGAGCCGGCTGCCCAGATTCTCGATTGCTTCAGGTGAGAGGAACGTCAGCGGCTGTTTCCCCTCGTAGTATCTGACCAGGCGGGAGTGGTCCGCGACTGGCTCGTCGATCTTCTGCAAGATCTCTGTCAGTTCATTCTTCGTTGGCATTTCTTCATCTCCTAAATGAGCGCGCTCGACGGCGCTTCGGTTTCTTCGTTGCTCTCCACGTCGCCCGTGAGTGAGCCATGACCAGACATGCAGCCAAGTCGATTTTTCGGGCCTGCCGAGACCGTGAAGCCTTCGCCAGACGCATCCCCCGATCACCCTCAGTCACCACCGCAGCAGCCACATGAGCGGCGAGCTTCGGTTCACCTGAGTGGGTGAGCTTCCCGGCCACTGCCGCCGAGTACACGTCACCAGTGGCCGCGGTGAGTCGAGTGGGAGAGTGCGGGAACTCCACGACCGGCAGGGACTCGGATTGGAGCACCTGCAGAGTCCTCGTCCACCGGAACGGGTCAGCGATGATCTCGACGACCTGGAATTGCTTGCAGGCGGCCCTGATGGTGTCCTCGACTTCCTCGACCGGCACGCGCCAACCGTCGTCGCCCTTCGGCTTCTCCCACACGGCCAAGGTGTGGAAATGCGGCTCGGTGGACACGGTGCCCAGCAGTAGAGCAGTGGTGTCTTCAGAGAACGAACCATCGAGGGCGATCACAACCTCAGTGCCGTCGTCGATCACCTCCCCAGTGTTCAGCGACTCCCACACACCAGGGGGCAGGAACCCGCCTTCGGTCTCCGACGCCAGCTGACACAGGCGTGCACGGCGGAATGTCGCCTCGCGTGTTTTCGGCGGTTGCAGAGCCTGCAGAGCGTCACGGTGGAGGAAATCATCGAGAGCAGGATTCGCCAACTCCCAGCAGTGGGAGCAGTCTGGTGGATGATGCTCGAACCCGGCAGCCGAGAACTCACGGAACCTCTGAGACTTATCCTCGGGATGATCGGCGGCGTACTCCCTGAGAGAGAGCAACACCTGATCGTCGAGGTTTGGCCCTGGTGTCCCGATCGCGACGAGCACTGAGCGTTCACGCTTGCCCTGAGCCAACTGCACGACTTCAAAGAGATCTCTGTTCACGACGCCGGCCTCATCGACGATCGCGAGCACATAGTCGAGCCCCTCAGCCGATGCAGCCGAGGCCGGCATGACCTGAAAGCTCGAATCAGTGGACGGGAAGTAGAGCCGGTCCTTGAACACCTGACAGCGGCTCGACAGTTCCTCGGAGAGCTCGACCATGCGACGAGCAGCGGAGAATGCGAGACCCGCCTGGCGCTCATCGACAGCGAACACGACGACGTTGGCACCGTCGCCCCAAGTGAAGAACGCATACAGGCCGATAGCGGCATTGAGAGTCGTCTTCCCGGATCCTCGAGGGAGCATGAGACCGACAGTGCGAGCACCATGATCGAGGACGTCGGCGGCGATCGACACCTGCCAGTCTCTGAGGTTCAACTTCGACCGTGCCCCGGTGCCCTTCGGCACTCTCAGGAACTTGTCAGCGAACTTCACGAACCGCTCCGACTCGACCTTGCTCCGAGGTTTGAACGGCAGGGGAGAGTCATCGACAGCGGACTTTGGACCAGCTTTCACGACAATCTCCCTTCCTTATCCAGCATACCCCCCGGGGGTGTGTAACGGTCTCTGGGGCTACCAGGCGGCGTCGGGGAGTAACTTAGGGAGGGGCCACTCCCCCTATCGATCTGTGCCGCGATCATCCGCTCGACTTCGGGACTCGCCTTCACTCCTGCCAGTTCGGAGTTGCACGGCTTGCACAAGATCCTCAGGTTCGCTTCCTCATAGGCCCAATCTGGCCTGTCCTTAAACCTCACGATGTGGTCGACGGTGAGTCGATCCTTCGATCCGCAGCGGTCGCAGAAGCGTTGTTGTCGGCGTAGTCGTCGGCTCAGGTTCTTCCAGCGTGTCCCATTGGCATAGGCAGGGTGGTCGACGTTGGGTGTGCCTGAGTGGGTCGGCAGTTGATGCTCGATGCATCGTGTGGTCGCTGATGGTTCACCGCAGACGATGCAGGGCTTGAGCCTACTCATCTCGAAGTCCCATGATCTCTGCGCGCATGTGAGCGAGGTAGCTGCTTGGATCTCCTGGTGTTCCCATAGCTCGTGAGCCAGTGAGCAGGGCCAGGTCGGAGATGCTGGCGAGCAGTGTGCTGCCGTCGGTGTTGGCGAGGATAGTCTCGAGTCCCTCCCGGTCGTCGCTGGCGTGAGCCTGCATGAGTGCGAGGGCATCGAGGTAGCGGTCGCGGATAGTCATGGCTGGATCCTCTTGTAGGTGGGGCAGCTGTCGTCGTGAGAGACGGTCATGTAGATGAGGTTGGGATACTCGGGATCGCTGGCGAGTGTCACGTCTGCGTTGCAGTCCATGCACCCGACTGGTTCTGTACTCATGAGGCTTGCTCCTGTTCTTTCGGATTGACTCCCCATTCGAGAATCGGCTCGTTACCACTGGGGTGTGTGGTAACTGTGGTTTGTGTGGTTTCGTCAGGTTCGGGAGTTACCACACTTACCTCACTAACCACAGCCCCCTGTGGTAAGCCGCCGTAGACACCGCGGGCACGGCGGCGGATATGGTTCTCCGCGAGGCGGCCGAGGTAGGTAGTGGCCTTCTTCTTGTCCCAGCCCATGCGCTCTGCCACTTCGCCGGCTGTCGTTGCATAGCCGTCTGACTCCCGATCATTGACGAATTCCACAATGGCCAGAGAGTCGTCGTCGAGAGCATTCCTCGACTCGCGCTGGCCAAGCTCCCGTGCAGCAACCGCGAGACTTCCTCCTGGCATTGACCATCGGCCACCATCGAAGTTCGCCGCATAGGATCCTTCATCACCGGAGTCTCTCGAGGTCATGTGTAGCTGAGCTTCGGTCTCTCCGCGCTTGCGCCGCAGGACGATGATGGTGTCGGCTGCGCCTGCGATTCCCTGGGTGCCGTTGATTGACTCGATGAAGTCCTCAGACTCGGCCTTGCGATTGTGGTGCACGACGAGAGCAGCTCCACCGAACTCGTCCGCGACACCCTTGATTGCAGCCAATGTCTTGTAATCGTGGTCATATGAGTCCTGACTGCCACCCTTGGCCGGCTTCACCTTGCCGAGCGTGTCGATGATGACTAGGGGCCTCTGCCCTGCATGAGATGACATGAACTCGCGCATGATCGCCAGGGTGTCTACAGGGTCGAATCGGTGGAGGAATACGCATTCGGAGGGGAACTCCGAGATGCCGAGGATCTCTCCACGTTCCTGGATGCGTTTCGGCACGTCCTCTGTGGCCAAGTACAGGACAGGGCGCTGCTCGACCTGGATATCTATGAACTTCCCGCCTCTCGCCGCAGCATCGGCCAGATCGAGCACAAACCAGCTCTTGCCGATCTTCGGAGCGGCAATTAGCAGTGAGAGCCCCTCCGAGATAAGACCGGGGACAACAAACTTGGTAGGCGGGAATGTCTGCTGTGCCAGCCACGGCCCGTTGTAGGCGCCGTAGTGGTCGAGTAGCGTTGCCGGCTTCCCTGATCCCTCGGCAAGCTCCTGCTTTGAGTACTGGAACACGTCGTCACTCATGCTCTCGCCGCCTTCCTGCGCTCGATGTTGGCCTGATTGTTGGCACGCTTCACGTCGATGGTGCTGACGAGGTTCTCTAGGAACGCGTAGCTCACTGTCACGGTGTCGCCCTCGGCCTTCGCGCCTACCTCGGCGATGTGGTCCCTGAGCCCGCGCAGGAACTCGTTGTCATTGACTTGGGCGACGATCACGCCTTGGTTCCATCCGGCGAAGTGGCCTTCTTTGTGTCCGCGGTCGTAGGCGACTTGTGTGCCGCCGTGGTAGATCTTCAAGGTTTCCTCGTCTTTGCTGAGGTACTTGGTCATCGTGTTCTCGGCGGGGAGTACGCTTCCAAAAATGTCCACGTACTCCCCACTCGCTTCCCGGCATGGGTAAGTGCGGTCAGGTGGTCAGGGCTTGGGCTTGAGGTGCTGCGCCTTTTCTGCAAGCTGGTAGAACCAGCCCATAAGAATGTCGATCTCCGACACATCAACGGTGAACACGGCGTCTTCGGAGCCCTCACCGCCTGCTCTGACGGTGAAGTAGGGATCGGTGACAAACGAGCCGCCCTCTTCCAGCTGAGTCAGTTCGGCCTCGACGTGGTATTCGCTGCCGTCAGCGTTGGTCCGCTCGAGGCGACGGGCGGGGCCTAGGTGCATCACGTCGGTTCCGCTCTGCCAGCGCTTGGCTGGGACGGCCCAGTGCGGTGTCTTCTCGCCGGTGGTCTTGCTAGAATTAGAGGTGTTCATCTCAATCTCCCTCGGGGTTTTGTTTTGGCATTGGGTCGGTGGCCGCTTTTCCTTGCTCGGGGAGGCGGTCACCGTTTTCTCTTGCGTTGATCTTCCTGAAGCAGTCCGCGGTGACGGCGAGGTCGTCGCCGCTCATCTCGAAGTTTTCGAGCCCGTCGATCGGCTGCTCATATATGGCCGGCAATTTCATGCCGATGCCTTGATCTGGTCCTCGAGCCACCGACGAACATCCTGCTCGAGATAGCGGACGGCGCGGCGGCCCAGTGTGAACGACTTCGGCCCGTAGTTCTGGTGACGCCAGCCGCGCAGAGTAGCTTCGGAGACGCTGAGGAATTCGGCTGTCTCTGCGGTCGTCCAGTTCTCTCCGATCTTGCGTGCATTCATTGTTATATCCGTTCTCGTTGTTGGGTAACTACGAGTATCACTATACATAGTTTTAGAGTCGGTGCAAGTAGGCGTACTACGAAATAGGATATGGTGTGTCATATGAACGCTTCAGAACCCAATGACCTTCACACTCTGGCCAACAAGGAATACGTACCGATCGGTGAGAACATTGCCCGCGTGCGAGCCGAACTCAAGTGGCCGCAGGGGAGACTTGCCGCATACATGCGAGCCCAGGGGAGTACCGCTTGGAAACAGAACACCGTGTCCAGGGTCGAAAATGGGAAACAGTCGCCTGACCTGCAGGAGATTGGCCACCTGGTGCACGCACTCGGCCCCGGTGTACTCGCTGGCACCATCGAAGAAATGCTGCTGCAGCAGAGCGGCGGATGGTTCAAATCGAAGGCCACCGAGCAGGCGATCCAGGATCTGTATGACCTATCTGGACAGCTCGAGGACAAGATTCGAGAACTGCAGGGTCGGCTAATGACTGGTGATCCCGGTGAGCGTTAAGCGCCGTCCGAACGGTCGCTGGCGTGCTCGGTACCGCGATGCGGATCGCAGAGAGCACGCGAAAGACTTCGCACGAAAGACAGATGCCGACGCATGGGAGGCCCAGCAGGTCGCCACGGTGAACTCCGGCACTCATGTGGACCCGGCATTCGGGCGCCTGACATTGGGGGAGTGGTGTGACACCTGGCTCGAGGGCTACGGGGTCAATCGCGCCTCATCGTTGAAGCAGGCGAAGACGCATGTGAAGCGGATTAAGGCGTCTCTGGGTGATCGTCGGCTGCACACGCTCCGGCCCTCAGACGTGCGTAACTGGGTGTCGTCGATGCAGGCTGAGGGGCTGGCAGACTCGACTGTGAACGCGCTTCATGCTCGGCTGCGCCACATCCTCGACGATGCGGTCCTCGACGGGTGCATCGGAAAGTCACCAGTCTCGAAACGAACTGCTCCGAAGGCGGGGGAGGGGCGGACCTACGTTGCTACTACCGAGCAGATCTGGGCTCTGCATGACGCGATCGAGGATTCCTACAGGCCCGTTGTCCTGCTCGGCGCTTTTGCTGGCCTGCGCCTCGGCGAGCTTATGGGGCTGCGTGAAGGCGACATTGACTTCATGGGTGCGACGATCACGCCGGCGGTGCAGGACACGGGGCCGAAGCTGAAGACGAGGAAGTCAGGCGATACGGTGCCGGTGGCTCGTTACCTCGTCAATGATCTCGCGTCGTATGCGAAGGGTGACTCGTCGAGGCGAATCGTTCGGAACGCCTACGATCGCGAGGTGTCACGCTCAAGTGTGCAGATTGCGTTTCGGGAGGCTCGAGCGAAGGTCAAAGGCTTGCGGGCTGGATTCCGGATCCATGACCTCCGGCACTACTACGCTTCTCTGCTGATCTCTGAGGGGCTCGACGTGAAGACGGTTCAGGCGTGCCTCCGTCATGGTTCAGCCAAGACCACGCTCGACACCTACGGGCACCTGTGGCCCGACAAAGACGAATCCGCACGAGTCGCGATTGATGGTGTTTTCGCGGCTCGTGCGGACAGTTTGCGGACATTCAGGCAGAACGCCCAGTAG